ACAGTAACTTTTTACCGCAACAAGCGCGGCGAGTGGGCGTGGAAGTATTTACACGCGAACGGCAACGAAATTGCTCGCTCTCCCGATGGTTACACGCGGCGAACGGTCGCCCTTAGAGTCTGGAGAAACTTCATCTCCGCCGTACGCTCTGGCAATTACAATACCGCTATAGAGGAGACCCGCAAAACACGGCTCCCAGGCGTTTTGTGATGAGAGCGCGGCTTTTATATGCGCGGCTCTGCATTGTCTTTTTATACTTGGTCGGAGTTATTAATAGCGACGTTTATGTAATTCGATTTTTGCTCTGCTTTGCGGCGTGTATCGCTTTCGCTTTTATCGATAGCGCCGAGCAAGAGAGTTAACTAACTCGGAGGATTTTTAGAATGAACGTGGTTTTGCAATTTCTGGGCGCTCTGTTTTTAGCGCTCTTTATCGTCGGCGCGGTCTTATTTGTGTCGCACTTGTTTACGGATAGCGGCGAGGATAGTTGACAGATTAATACATTGGTTTCACAATTACTAAGAGGATTTATGGAATTTAATTCTAGCCCAATGGCCGAGCGTAGCGCCGTCTGGGTATCAGAGGCCGACGTAGAGGCTAACCCGCACGCTCATACAACGGCGCGAGAGGCGACTACAAAGCAAAGTGCAAAAAATGCACAGTCCAAACCCAAAGCAAAACGATGGAAGCCGAAGAAGGGGGAACGGTTCTACAGAATATTGCCAAGCATCGGAGACCTCTACTCAAAAGTAGATAGATGGGAATGGCACAACGTTCAATACGACAACCGCCTTTACCGTCTCGGCAACTGCTTCAAAACCAAGCGTGAAGCGCAAGATGTAGCACGTAAACTGAAAGGGTTTTGGAAGAGTGTGAGGGAGGGGAAGGAATGACAGAAGAACAAACAGATCGGATCGTTCAGGCACGAAAAAAGGCACATGAATACGTGGAGAGCTACCCAACAAGTCTTACAAAATTAGAACGCGATTTATCCCGTGATATTGACGAGTTAAAAATGAAAGCGTTTTACGCGGGGTACATGGCAGCAAAGGAGGAACTACAATGAGCGAAGCACCGGAACATCCAGAACGAATAACAATCGGCAAAGACCCCGTTATAGGTGACGATACATGGTACGCTGTCGAGGGGAAGCCGAATGAATGGTTCCCGACTGCTTACATCCGCGCCGACATCGCCGAAGCCGAGAAGAAAGCTGCGGTGAGTGAGGTAGAGGCGTCGCAATCCCTAACAAAGTCAGCAAGTGATCACCAAGTGGTGTCGGACTTCATCAAGCGCATTACAGACCACGCAGCCAAGACTCAACAGTATGAAGTTGCTGAGAACTTTAATCGCATGCTGAGTTACATGGTCGACCAACTACTCAACGAGGCAACCCAATGACAGCACGAGAAAAGCCGCTAAGCGGCCTAGCGTATCTCAGAGCAAATCCAGAGCTCGTAAAATACAGCCTGTTCACTCACCCGCTCCTCGAGGAGCAAGCCGAGCGCCTGGACTTCGCGGGCGAGCGAAGAAAGTGGCTGCAGGCGCGGCAAAACGGAGTAGGCTCAAGTGATATTGGCGTGCTACTCGGCGTATCGCCCTTTGGCACAAAAGAGAAAGTGATGAAGTCGAAGCTCGGGGAAGTAATAGAGTCGGAGCCGAGCTTTGCGATGCAACTCGGTGTACAAAATGAGGTGCTCGCTTTGTCTGAGTTTGTCCGCTACGCACGAAAAGAGGAGCTCCAGCCAGGATTTACAGCGGAGTTTTTCCGTAACCGTGCTTTGTATCGGATGAGGGAGTTTCCCTTTGCCCTTGCGACTCCAGACGCTTTCTTTACCCAGCCAAACGGCGGCTTTGGGATAGTGGAGTGCAAAGTCTCGACGCACTTCGATAAGCAAAAGCTCAATAGCGTTACCGCCCAGACAATGTGGCAAATGATGGTGACGGGCGCCGAGGTTGCCTACGTCTCCGTACTTCATCCTAAGACCTACGTCACAAAGTTTTTTGTCATTGTGCCCGACGCGAAGCTTATGGAGGTTATGATAGAGACCGCCTCCGAGTTTTGGACTGAGGTAGAGGAGCGGCGCCGTGGGTAAACACCTTTTAGAGCTCGTGGAGATTGGCGGACTTAGTATTATTCCAGTCAATAAAGACAAAACAGCCGCCGTAAAGTCGTGGAAACCGTACCAAGAGCGGCGAGCAAGCGCCCAGGAAGTCGAGGCCTGGGCGAAAGCTCATAAGGCTTTTGCCGTCGTAGCTGGAGTTATCTCGGGCGGCGTCGAGTGTCTTGATATTGACCTTAAAAACGATAGCACGGGCAAGCTTTACGATGAACTTTGCTCGCTTGTTATCGATTCAAATCCTCACCTCTACGCCCGCCTCGTTATTTGCCGCACGCCGAGCGGCGGTTATCATTGGCTTTACAAGGCAGATTACCGAGACGGCAATCAAAAGCTTGCACGAGATGAAAAGACGGGCAAGTGCACAATTGAGACACGCGGTAACGGCGGTTACTTTCTCATAGCCCCAAGCCCAGGGTACCAGGTGCTCCAGGGCGAGCTTAAGGCTATCCCCAAAATCACCGTAACCGAGCGGGATGAGCTTTTAGGCCTTGCCCGTAGTCTGGGCGGAGCTACAAAAGAGCTCGCGGTCGATAAATTCGAGGTGCGCTTTGAGTCGAACGGCAAAAAGTCACTCAGCGCGGGCGATGATTTTAGTAACAGAGGAGACATTGTCGGTCTGCTTTGTCGTCACGGCTGGAAAATCGCTTTCGAGAGAGGCGGCGTAACGTATCTCACTCGGCCAGGTAAAGAGAAAGGCGTCTCCGCAACGTTTAACCACGACGGGCGCCGTAAATTCCGAGTATTTAGCACAAGCGCCGAGCCGTTTAAACACGAGTGGGGCTACAACGGCTTTGCCGTCTTGGCTTTGCTGGAGTATAACGGCGACTTTCGCGCCGCCGCTGCCGTGCTCAGAGAGGCGGGCTACGGAGAGCAGAGCAAAGCAAAGCCCAAAGAAGAGAAAGTCGAGGGAAAGCAGTCGCAAGGCGAGATAATAGCCGCTTGGCTCTCGGAGCGCTACCTTTTTCGTACGAACGTAATTACTGGACAGTATCAGTATAGCTCAGAGGCGACGCTCGGCGATTGGGCGGAGTTAAGAGATTATGAGCTCAATACTATCCATTTGGAGATGGAGGCAAGCGGCTTGAAAGTATCTGCAGAAAAGCTCCGCCGCGTTATTCAGTCGGCGTTTACTCCTCAGTTTGACCCGTTTGCCGACTACATCTCGAGCCTGCCAGGCTACGACGGGACGGACTATATTAGAGAGCTGTCTGAAACTCTCGTCGTTGAGCCAAGCGAGTCGGAGGCGGTCTACATCTACCTTAAGAAATTCCTTACTGCTCACCTTGCCCAAATTGTCCACGGCGGAGCTAATCACGTCGCGATAATCCTCAAGGGCGCCCAGGGCGTCGGCAAAACAACCTGGCTTAACAGACTTTGCCCCGAGCCCTTGCGGCTTAACTACCTCTTTGTGGGCGATATCGAGGCCTCCAGTAAAGACTCACAACTTTTAGTTGCTGAGAAGTGGATAATCAACCTCGACGAGCTCGAGTCGATGCAACGGCAAGAGATAGGGCACCTTAAGAGTCTCTTTACGATGGACAAAATCACCGTTCGCCGACCCTATGCCAAGTCAGCCGAGACGCTCAGACGTAAGGCATCATTTGTGGGCTCGGTCAATCGCGATACGTTTCTAACAGACGATACGGGAAACCGCCGCTTTTTGGTCGTGGACTTGCTTGACGTTGACGCTCGTCACAATATCAGTATAGACGCTTGCTACTCCCAGGCCGCCGACCTCCTGGCCAATAAGTTTACCTATTGGTTTGAACGCGAGGAGATAGGCCGTATTAACGCACTTAATGAGGCCTACCGTGCCCGCTCACTTGCTGAGGAGCTCGTGAGCGCCTACTGCAGGCGCCCAGATGTTACGCCTCATCTTGCTCACCTCTTTTTGCACACGACAACCCAGATAATTGAGCAGCTCCAGACGGTCTCAAATATTAAGTTACCGCTGAACGATTATTTCATCCGACAGCTCGGGAGCGCTCTCCGTAAGGCGAACTATGAGCGAGTCTACGCTAATCGCTCCTACTCTTGGCTCGTCGAAGTCACTAAGCGCGAGAGCTACGCCGAGGGCGCAAGAGAGGAGGGCGACCCGTTTTGAGAGAATTATGAAAAAAAAGTTACATAAGTAAAATTCATTTTTACTTTTACTTATGCAGCGTAAGCAGTTGACAATGTTGGACTTGTGACCTCTTAACAAAGTTTTAACGTTTCACTTATGCAGTTTACTTATGCAGCCGCAAGGTCTAGAAAAATAAGAGGTTACAAAAAGTTGCATAAGTGAATAAGTAAATCTACTATATATATATATATTATATAGTATATAGGGTAGGGTAGGGGGTATATAGGAGAAAAGTTTGCTCGATTTTACTTATTCACTTATGCAAAAAAAATATGTTCTGTATTTTCAACGAGTTACGCTGCATAAGTGAGATGCATAAGTAAATTACACTTACTTTTCCACTTATGCACTTATGCAAGGTTAAAACATGGCACGATATTTGACCGCCGCCGAAAAAAAAGACTTCGCACGCTCTCCGTTTTGTCCGCCGCGTGTCCGATGCGAGCTCGACTCATACGAGGTCTTTTGGCTGGGGGATAAGACATTTTATTTTGAGCGGACATGGAGCTACATCGATAACCTTTTTAATACATACTATGCTAAGAGACTACCAGACAACACTAGCCAAAGAGGGGGCGGACAAACTCGCCCGCCTCAAAATTCTACTCCTCGCCCTGGAGATGAGAGTAGGTAAAACACTTACAGCGCTCGAGGTCGCAAAACTCAGCGGCGCGAAGTGCGTACTATTTTTAAGCAAAAAGAAAGCCTTGACCTCGATTAAAAAAGACTACGACCGAGAGGGCTACAAAAGTTCCTTCGAGCTCATCCTTACAAACCACGAGCAAGCGAAAAACGTAACTCGCCGAGATTACGACCTCGTTATCCTCGACGAGTCGCACGTTTGCGGCGCTTTCCCAAAGCCTACTCAGCGAACGCAGGCTATAAAGTCGCTTGTCGGAGAGCGTCCGCTTATTATGCTGAGCGGCACGCCCAGCCCAGAGACTTATTCCCAGCTATACCACCAATTTGCATTATCGAGATACTCGCCCTGGGCACGCTATCGTAATTTTTACGATTGGTCACGCGACTACGTCAATATGTACACGCGGATAATTAACGGCCTAACCATTCGGGACTACTCTCGCACAAAGCCCGAGCTCGTTAAGGCCGATATCGCGCCCTATGTGATAAGCTATACGCAGGCGGAGGCGGGCTTTGAGTTTAGCGAGATAGAGGAGCGATTGCACTACGTCGAGTTGAGAGAATATACGTACGTAGTGATGAGCGAACTGCTCCAGCACGGAGTTGTAAATCTTAGCTCTCCAATGTTTGGTACTCAGACAGTTAAAGCGGATAGCGCCGCGGCTCTTAAATCGAAAATACATCAGCTTTGTAGCGGTACGGTAATTGACGACGAGGGAGTGTCGCTCGTCGTCGATAAGACAAAAGCCCTTTATTTGCTAGAGCAGTTTAAAGGTAAAAAAGTCGCGATATTTTATCAGTACATAGCCGAGGGTAATTTACTCAGAGGTTTATTTGGTAGCCACGGCGTACAAGTCACAAGCGACCCCGAGGAATTTAATAACTCGACCGATAAAGTATTTATTTGCCAGACGCTCTCAGGCTCGCAAGGCGTCAACCTTGAGACGGCGGAGGCGCTCATCTTTTACAATATCAATTTCTCAGCCGTGCAATATTTCCAAGCCAGGGCGAGAGCTCAGTCGAAAGATGCAAAGCGCAAGACCGTAGTACATTGGATATTCGCTAAAGATGGAATAGAGGAGAAAATCTACAATGCAGTCCAACGGAAAAAGACCTACACGTCTAGCTATTTTAAACGGGACTACAAAACCTCCGCTAGAGAGCCGCATCCAAACTCGATTTTTGGCGGGCTTGTCGAAGCTTGATAACGTCTATTACATTAAGACGCTGCTCACCAACAAAAGCGGCACGCCCGACGTACTCGCTTGTATCGGGGGGCGCTTCTGTGCTTTTGAGATAAAGCGCGAGGGAGAGTCGGCAAGCGCTTTGCAATCCGTAACTTTGCAAGAGGTCGCCCGAGCGGGCGGCCTCGCTTTTGTGCTTAGTGGTAACGATGAGGTAGACCAATGCCTAAAACAATTAAAGAAGCTAAAGCGACGGGCAAAACAAAAGGACATCGAAGTCTCGGGAGCCGTAACCCAGGCCGCGACGATAAGCTTCGACCTATAGACTGGGAGCTCGTTAAAAAGCGCCTTGAGGCTCATTGCGATATACGAGGTATAGCGTACGAGCTTGGCTTAAATCGCGAGACTTTGTACCGTCGCTGCGAGACTGACCTCGGTATCCCATTAATGGAGCTTGCCGCGGAGTGTCGAGTGAGAGGCAACAACGATTTGCTTAACACCATGCAAGACCTAGCAGTAAAGGGGCAGAACGCTTATATGCTCAATTGGCTGAGTAAAAACCGCCTGGGCTATGCTGAGAAGTCGGAAGTAAAGCACAAGGATACAACCGAGATAGTACTGATATTTGGAGACAAGCCGCCCGCCGCTGAGGATGAGGCGGAGGGCAAGCAAGACAGCGGAGGCGAGGCTGAGCGAGATTAAAGTATATATCAATCCGCACGAGGGACAGCGCGAAATACTCAGCAACCGCAAGAGGTTTAACGTTATCTCTTGCGGGCGACGCTTTGGCAAGACAGCGCTCGCTTGGACGCTTGCCCTCGAGACGATAGCGCAAAAGCTCCCCGTACTTTACACGACGCCGACGGCTGAGGACTACGCGAAGAGATGGAGAGAGGCGTACTCTTTTTTCAAGCCGCTCATCCGCAACGTGCGAGCCGACGACGGAGTATTTGAGTTTGTAAACGGCGCCTCGCTATCCTTTAGCGGTCTCTATCGTTACGATGGTATCCGAGGCGATAAGTACAAGCTGGCACTCATCGACGAGGCCGCACACTCGCCTAACCTCGAGGCGGCTTGGACGCAAGTAATTAGAGCGACGCTCACCGACTACGAAGGCGACGCGTATTTTCTCAGCACTCCAAAAGGTGACAACTATTTTAAGCGCCTGGCCGAGCGAGCCGAGACTAAGCCCTCTTGGGCTTTCTTTTGCGCTCCTACCTCAGCAAATCCGTACATCTCGCCCAATGAGATAGAGCAAGCCCGCGAGGATTTGTCGAGCGATGTTTTCGCGCAAGAGTACCTTGCTCAGTTCATCTCACTTGCAGGCGCAAGAGTTAAGCGCGATTGGCTACGCTACGGAGAGCCGCCCGAGGGCGCTGCTATTACTTTCGGCGTAGACCTTGCGATAAGCACAAAGAGCGAGGCGGACTACTCAGCTATAGCCGTGCTCGCTCGAGACGCAGATTATTACTATCTCATCGACGTTGTGCGAACGAAATCGAGCTTTCACCAAACAAAGAAATTAATCGAGACACTCGCCGCTCGTTATCGCCCTAGCGTTATCGCTATCGAGTCGGTGCAATATCAAGCGTCGATGATTCAAGAATTAGTTAGGACTACGTCACTCCCAATAAAGTCAGCCAGGCCGACACGCGATAAGGTAACGCGATTTATTCCGATAGAGGGTAAATACGAGCACGGCTTTATATTGCACTCTAAGCACTTAGCTAGAGATTTCGAGGATGAGCTCCTCACGTTTCCAAACGGTGCCCATGATGACCAGGTAGACGCCCTCGGCTACGCTTTCGAGGCACACGCTACAACCTCTTTCGCTTTTTCGATATGAAACTTAAGCTTTGGCCTTTTGGTAAATCTGAGGAGAAAGGTCTCCCGTACCCGCAACGTCGGTACCAGGACGTACAAGCCGAGCGCTACTCTTTTTCGAGCTCGGTCTCTTTTAAAGAGCTCGTCAAACAAGGGCTGTACAATAACGCCGCCGTACAAGGTTGCGTAGCCGTTTATTCGATGACGTTAAACGAGGCACCTATCCGCGTACAAGTGGGCGGCGCCGACGCCGATACTCACCCGCTCGCCTTGCTGATGAGGCGCCCAAATCCGTTTATGAGCGCCCCAGAGTTTTGGAGCTTTATCGCGAGCTATACTGCTATCGGCGGCAACTGCTACGTGGTCAAAGTGCGTAATGCTTTCGGCCAGGTTGTCGAGTTGTATCCGTACCATGACGGGCAAATACAACCCGTAGCGGGCGAGTATTCGTGGATAGACTCGTATAGATACGTCGTCGACGGCTCCGATAAAACTATCCCAGCCGACGACGTTATCCAGTTTCGCTCACATATTATCGACCCGCTCAAGCCTCACAAGGGAATGAGCCTTATCTTGGCCGCCGCTCGTGGTATCGATATTTACGGCGAGATGGAGTCTATGGTCTACGCTATGCTTAAGAACGACGCTATGCCTCGCGGCGTGCTGAGTTTCCCTGCGGGCGCGGCGCTTAGCAAAGAGTCGAGAGAGAATCTTAAAGAGAACTTTTCGGCGGAGTACGGCGGCACTAATCGAGGCCGTACGGCTGTAGTTTCGGACGGAGCGACCTATACGCGGATGAGCTTCGACCTCAAGGAACTGCAAGCCGACAACATTATCAGCAAGGCCGAGGTTTCAATTTGCCAGGCTTTTCGTGTACATCCTCTTGTGGCTATGACCTACGCGGGTTTGCTTAACTCTACCTACTCAAACATCGAGGAGGCCTTTAAGCAATTTACGTTACTTGTGAGAGTGCCTACCTGGGTACAATGGGCGCAAACTTTAGAGGCGGGCTTTCTCGGCGACTTTAAGGGCGTAGTGCTAAGCTTTGATACGAGCCGCGTCGCCTCGCTCCAGCCTAAGCCCGAGGAGCTTGCAAAGAGCGTAACGCTCCAATTTGAGAAAGGCCTTATTACGCAAAACGAGGGACGTAAAGCGCTAGGCCTCGACGCGACGGGAGCAGACAAATATTTATTCGAGCTCTCAGCTCCGACGCCCCAGCTCTCAGTTGTCGCTCAGCCTCAGCAAGCGGCGGGCACTCCAGAGCCAAAGGACGGCGGCGTAAACGTCGAGGATAAGACGGGACTAGGTTACACGTACAAGGGCGAGCCGTGGACGGAGGAGAAAGCCGACGCGGTGTATAAGGATAAATTTGAATTTGTGGCAAAGCACAAGGCCGAGCTCGAGGCGATACTCGTCGACACACTCGGCAAGCTTGAGGAGTCGGTAGTCGGAGGCGTTAAGTCTGGCCGCAAGGGCGGCGACCCGTTCAACTACGACGAGTGGAAAAATAGATTTTTGCACGCGACCTCGAGCGCTCGTACAAAGCTCATCCGCGAAGCAATTAAAGCGGCTCTCTTAGAGGTCGGCGCAAACGTCGACGACTTCGCGGGCGATATCGACGCGGTAATAAAAGCGAGCTCGCTTTTGTCGAGCGAAAAGATAGCGAAAAGTATAGGCACAATTCGCGACGAGCTCCGCGAGTTTATATCTGCTCACGCCGATAGCTCAGCCTCCGAGCTTAAGACTTTGCTTCAGGAGAAGTTTACAGCGCTCAAGTCTGGCCGTGCGGGTAATATCGCCCAGACGACGACGGGCGCCGTAACGAACGCGACGCAACGGACAACCTGGCAAAAGATGAACGCACGCACGAGCGACCCGAAAAATAAGATAACACGAGTCTGGCTTATCCGCGGCGTCAACTCTCGCCCTGCTCACGCAAAGCTTGACCGCGTGCCAGAGTCGGAAGAGGGCACATGGAATTTAAACGGCGTTACGGTGCAATATCCGATAGACTCGGCGCTCCCAGCAAGTGACGCCTGCGAGTGTCATTGCACAACAACAACAGTAAGAGGATTGATACGATGAGCGAAGTAATAGAAAAGATGCAAACGAGCGCGGAAAATAAAATGGTCACGCCGAGCGAGAACAAAGCAAAGCGCGGACGCCCTCGCAAAGTGAGCGGCGCCTCTTTTAGCTGGGAGTCGCGGGCTCATCTCAGAACGAAAATAGCGCGACGCTTAGAGCAAGCGAGCGACGACGACCTCCAGGCCGTCGCCGACGTTCTGGGCTGCGAATAAAAAAGTTTCGTTTACTATTAAGGCTTTGCTATTTTCGCAAAGCCCAAGAGCGCTAGAGCGCTACACACGCAAACAATAGCTTTGCAACAATGCCAGAGAAAAAGAGCGGGTTACCGCTTTACAAACTCAGCTCAACAGCGGAAGGGCACCTTGTCGCTATCGTCGCGGTATTTAACAACGTCGACAGCGTAAATGAGACTATCCTACCAGGCGCTTTTAAAGACTCGATAACCAAGAAAAAGCCTAAGGGCGTATGGATGCACAACTGGGAATTGCCAATCGCGCTTACGACCGTTTGCGAGGAGCTCGCTCCAGGCGATGCCAGGCTCCCTGATGCAATTAAAGACTTGGGCGGCTTGCTTATCGAGGCTGATTTTAATCTTGACACTCAGAGAGGCCGCGAGGCCTTTTCGGACGTGGCCAAAGGCTTAGTAGACGAGTACTCTATCGGCTACGATGTATTAGCCGAAGGTTACAAAGAGGGAGTAAGGCAACTTATTACGCTAGATTTATTCGAGTGGTCGCCCGTGCTCGTCGGTGCAAACCGAGCAACGTCGACAATTGGAGTAAAGGATAACGGGGGATACGAAGCGACATTCTCAAGCTTGGTTACTGAGGTCGAGAGTGTGCTAAGTTGGACAAAAGCCCGCGTAGATATGCGTAAGAAAGAAGGGCGAGTATTGTCAGCGAGTAATATCGCGACAATTTCGGGCTTTATCTCTACTGTAAAAGAGAAGCTCGTCGAGCTCGAGGCTCTAATCGCGTCGGCGACTCCGACGCAAAAAGACTCTTTGGAGATGCGTAAGCGTCGCCTCAGAGTTATTTCTTCACAACTCAAGACACTACAAAAATGGAACTAGCTGAAATCATTGCGGAGCTTGGCAAACTTGCCCAAGAGCTGCAAGTTATTTTAGACGCTCAAGGCGCTCCGACAGAGGAGCAGATGAGCCAAGCCGAAGAGCTTGTAAAGCGTATCGATGCCCTCGAAACAAAAAAGGCGAAGCTCGAAAAGCTCGCCGAAGTCAAGAGCGCAAACCAGGACCGTATTAAGTTGCTCAAGACTCCCGTAAACCAAATCAAGAGCGCGAGCCAAGCGGGCGACCCAGGCGACAAGCGCGACGCGGCTCTCCCTCGCGTATCGCGCAAGTCGAAGTATTACCCAGATGAAGAGACCGCTTTTAAAGCGGGTCGCTTTTTCCAGGCTATGCTCGGCAACTCGGCGGAGGCTCGCGAATATTGCGAGAGCAAAGGCGTAAACTTTAAGGCGCTGCAAAGCAACATCGAAGGCGGCGCGGGTCTTTTCGTTTTGCCAGAAATCGAAACCGCTGTACTCCGACTTGTCGAAGAGTATAGCATTATTCGTCAAGAGGCGTATCCGCTCAGCACAACTCAGTCGAGCTATGAAAAGTGGAAACGAGTAACGGGTAATACCGCGTACTTCCTCTCCGAGACTGGACAACCTACGAGCACCGATGCAAGTTGGATGAAGCTCACGCTCACACCTAAAGTACTTGGCGCTCTCACAAAGTACTCTCTCATCCTCAATGCGGATAGCGCCGTAAACTTGGCCGATGAGGTAACCCAAGAGCTCGCGTACGCTATTAGCGTACTCGAGGAGCAAGCGTCGTTTATCGGCGACGGTACCTCCACATACGGCGGAATCGTCAGCCTCTCCTACGCTTTCAAAAAGCTCGTTGAGGACGGCGGCGGTACCTGGACAACGGACGCCGACAAGGCGAAGCTCGGAGCGGCTGTGGTCGCGGCGGGCAACACCTTTGCCGAGTTTACTCTGCAAAACTTCATCGATACAAAGAACAAGATTGCACGCTACCCAGGTATTAAACCGAAGTGGTATATCCACGACGTAGCAGCGGCGGCGTCGATGGAGCGCTTGCAATACGCTCTCAGCGGTAACGCGGTGCCTAACATCACCGAAGGCTTGCCCTCGAAGTTTCTCGGCTATCCTATCGTTTACGTTAACGCGATGCCAAAGGACGACGCAAACTCACAAGTTGCTTGTTTGTTCGGCGACCTAAAAATGGCTTCGTATTTCTGTGAGCGTCAAGGTATCGAGATTGCAACCAACACGCAGAGTGAGACAAACTTCCTCACTCGCACGGCGCAAGTGCTCGCGACCGAGCGTATTGATTTCTTGGTGCACGACCTGGGCAACTATAACGCGACGGCGGCAAGCCGTACACGCGGCGCAGTTGCGGCTCTTATTTCAATGAACTCCTAAGAGCTCACTTTTATCACAAAACGACACGAACAAAATGGACTACTTACAAGAGTGTAAATACGTCAATGCAATTCCGCCCGCTGCAGCGCTCGACAATACGAGCGCGACGACCAACAGCGTCAAGGTCGCGGGCTTTGCAAAAGCGGCTTTTATTATCGCTCTCGGTGCAACTGATATCGCAGTAACGGCGCTTAAGGTGCAAGAGTCGGACGACGACTCGAGCTATAGCGACGTAACGGGCGCTATCTTTGGCACGAGCACAAACTCGGCGGGCTCAACCTCGAGCTTGCCGACGGCGACAAGCGATAATAATCTTTACGCGATTTTTGTCAACTTGCAAGGCCGCAAGAAATACCTCAAGCTTGTCGCCACATTTGGAGACGGCTCGGTAGGCGGCTACATCCAAGCGACTTGCATCCTGGGCGGCGGCTCTACGCTCCTCTCGGCTGCAGGACAAAACTTCGCTCAAACGCTTATCGTTTAAAAAGTCAGAGGGCGGCTCGTGCTCAGTCGAACCGCCCTCGCTTTATTCTCACCTCTGATTTTTAACTATGGCGACGCTCGTACACTTTAATACATTCGCTGAGGATTTGCTCAAGGGTATCCATGACTTTACGACTCACGTCTATAAGGTCGCGCTTACTAATACGGCGCCCTCGGCGTCCAACGCAGTCCTGGCCGACTTAACCGAGATTGCCTACACTAACCTAAGCGCTCGCACGCTTACAATTACAAGCGTAGCGCAAACCTCGGGCGTGGCTCCCGTTATCGTTACGGATTTGACTATTTCAGCAAGCGGCGGCTCGGCGGCTGCTTTCCGTTACGCCGCTATTTATAACGACACGAGCACGGGTAAGCGCCTTGTTGGCTACGTCGACCGCGGCTCGTCTATTACGCTTGCAAGCGGCGACTCTTGCACGCTTGATTTTGATGGTACGAACGGCGTTACAAAGGTCTCGTTTACCTAAGCCTCACCTCTAGCGTAAACCACAACGGGCGGCGTGCACTTTGCGCGGCGCCTTTATTTTTATAGAGCTATGGCCTACTCGTATTACAGAGCGATAACTATCGACCACACGAAGTGTGGTAGCGCCGACTCGTCTAATTTCCCCGTACTCGTCTCGGGGACGTACACCTATTTAAAGACCGTCGGCAACGGCGGCAAGGTGCAAAGCTCTAGCGGTTACGATATCCAAT